TATTTGGAAGGAATGGGCTGGGCAATAAAACTTTGCACTTTAGAATGAAATACATTATAATATACAATAACCTGAGGAGCATATACTTTGTCAATACTTGATAAGATTCGTAAAAATACTACTATTAAAGATACTGCAATTTTAGCTGAATCTAAGTTCTTTCAAAAGAAAGACATGATCGCTACGACTATTCCGGCGATTAATATCGCGCTATCGGGCAGGCTGGATGGCGGTCTAACCCCAGGTCTTACTATGTGGGCTGGGCCCTCCAAGCATTTTAAGACTGCTTTTTCCCTGCTAATGGCTAAATCGTATCTGGATAAGTACCCGGATTCGTGCTTGCTGTTTTATGATTCTGAGTTTGGTACTCCTCAGTCTTATTTCGATTCTTTTGGTATTGATGCTACCAGGGTTCTCCATACCCCTCTTACTAATATTGAGCAGCTTAAATTCGATATAATGACTCAGTTAGAAGGTATTGATCGCAACGATCATCTTATTATTATTATTGACTCGATTGGTAATCTTGCATCTAAGAAAGAAGTAGAAGATGCGCTGGAAGGTAAATCGGTTGCTGATATGTCTAGGGCTAAGCAAATTAAGTCTCTGTTCCGAATGGTAACTCCTCATCTGTCGCTTAAAGATATTCCAATGGTTGTTGTTAATCATACGTATAAGACTATGGAGCTCTATTCTAAGGATGTAGTGGGCGGGGGTACTGGATCCTACTATGCAGCAGATAATATCTTTATTATTGGTAGGCAGCAAGAAAAAGAAGGTACTGATGTAATTGGTTATAACTTTATTATTAATGTTGAAAAATCTAGGTATGTGAGAGAGAAGTCTAAGATAGCTGTTAACGTAAGACATGACGGTGGTATTAGTCGCTGGTCAGGTCTACTAGATATGGCTCTAGAATCCGGGCATGTAATTAAGCCTAGTAATGGTTGGTATACCCGGGTTGATAAGACAACTGGTGAGATTGAAGATAAGAAATGGCGTATCAAAGATACTGATACTAAAGAGTTCTGGCTACCTATTATTACCGCAAGTTCATTTCAGACTTGGGTAAAAGACACATACCAGGTAGCGAATGGAGCTATTTTATCTGATAGTGATATAAATGAAGAGTTTGATAATGCTGAGAAATGATCTCTATAGGCCCTGGTTTGTTGGTGAAACAGACTGGGGGGTTGAGTTTCTCTCAGGAGATTTTAGAGGACTCGCTATTCAAATAGAGAAAATGGATTTTGGTAAAGATCAAGAAGGTAAGATTGACTTCGACTATCACATTGTACATAAACCGGATATTATTACAAATGAAGATGTAAGCACTGTGCAATTTGAAGCATTGCTTGAGTTGGTGATAAATGATATTCTAAAAGAAGCGATGGAAAATTATGACAAGACTGGAAACGACGATTCTGAAGAATCTAATACATAATGAAAGTTATATGCGAAAGGTCTTACCTTTTTTAAAGCCTCAGTACTTTACAGATGAATGCGAAAAGACGACCTATAATTTAATTAGTGACTTTATAACTAAGTATAATAAAACTCCTACTAATGAGGCACTGCAGATCTCATTGCAGAACTCTAGCTTAAACGAAGGTATATTTAAAGAAGCACAAGAACTGGTAACCACACTAGTTCTCACAGAACAATCTAATCCAGAATGGTTACTGGATGAAACGGAAAGATTCTGTAAAGATAAAGCAGTATATAATGCTATCCTACAATCTATCGGGGTAATGGAAGGTAGAGATAAAAATATTACTAAAGACGGTATCCCGTCTCTCTTGCAGGAAGCTTTAGGAGTATGCTTTGACGCATCTGTGGGTCATGATTACTTTGAAGATGCGAATACTAGGTATGATTTTTATAATAAAGCAGAAACTAGGATTCCATTCGATCTAGACTTCTTTAATAAAATAACTCAGGGAGGTATACCTAATAAAACTCTTAATATTGCTCTAGCTGGTACTGGAGTTGGTAAATCCTTGTTTATGTGTCATATGGCAGCTGGGTGTATAGGCCAGGGTAAGAATGTACTGTATATTACGCTGGAAATGGCAGAAGAACGGATTGCTGAACGTATTGATGCTAACTTACTTAATGTAGATATAGATCAGCTTAAGAACATACCAAAGACTATGTTTGAGAGTAGAATTACTAAGCTAAACAATAAGATACATGGTAAGCTAATTATTAAAGAGTACCCGACTGCTTCTGCGCATGTGGGTCATTTTAAAGCATTATTGAATGAATTGAGCCTAAAGCGTACGTTTAGACCAGATATTATATTTGTAGACTATTTGAATATATGTGCATCTTCTAGATTTAAACCTGGTGGAGGTGTGAATTCTTATACATATATTAAAGCCATTGCTGAAGAGCTTCGTGGTCTAGCTGTTGAATTTAATGTACCTATCATGTCCGCTACGCAGACGACACGTTCGGGTTACTCGAACACTGATGTTGAGCTGACTGATACTTCCGAATCTTTCGGATTACCCGCTACAGCAGATTTTATGTTCGCATTAATCAGCACTGAAGAGCTGGAAAAACTTAATCAAATAATGGTTAAGCAGTTAAAAAATCGGTATAATGATCCAACATTATATAAGCGGTTTATGATTGGTATTGATCGCGCAAAGATGCGATTATTTGATCTTGAGCCATCGGCACAGCGAGATATTCGCGATTCTGGTAATGATGTAGATGATGCACCAGATTTCAATATAACCAAAGCATTCCATAAGAAAGACTTCTCCGGTATTAAGTTATAAATACTTAAAAGGGAGGACTCATGTACCTAGCACCAATCATAGATAGTGTTTTAGAATCTAAGAAGTCTTCTCTCCTCGGTCAACTAACATATTTTCACATTACCAGCATTTTAGATAGAGCATTTAAAAAAACAGAACCATTTAAATTTCGATTTGAGACATACCAGGATTATAGCAAAGATGATTTTTCTGTGTCTGGTTTATATGATATGACAACAGATATTAGGTACATAATACTTAATTTTTCTAAGCATAAAAAAACACTTACTATAAAGCAAGATAATTGGGAGATATTTAAGTTTCATATATCTCAAACTTGTCAGCATGAATCTATTCACCGAGACCAATGGCAGCATCGTGACACGCCTGCTGATTTAGAGACATTAGACTTCCGTAATACCACCGGTTCGATTATAGATGAAAAATTATATCTTGCCGATATTGATGAAATAGATGCATATGGACATGATATAGCAATGGAGATTACTTATAATTACCCTAAGCAGAACCCATACGACATTCTTAAGACTATTGATAATAGAAAGAAAGTATGGTCATACATACATTATAAAAAGGCATTTAAAGGTGAGAAATGGGAATACGTAAAAAACAGACTCTTAAAGAAAACATTTTTATGGTTACCATACGTTAAATAAAATAAAGGCTACATATGGGTAATACATTTTCTGCTGCTGATATATTTCAATTTTGTTTATTCCTTGCAGCTTGTTACGGCTGTTACTTCAAGGGAAAATCAGACGGGATTACCCAGGTTATTGCAGATCTAATCGATAGGGAAATGCTGGTCATACCAGAAGAAGAAGAAGTTTCCAAACCGTAAGAAAAAAACAGTTGCCATTATCCCGAATTTAGGTTATAATAGGGTATCCACTCAAAGAGTGAAATCCCGAAGTGGTAGTTTTATATACCGAGATGGTATATAATTATTTTTTTATATGATGAAGGAAATTAAAATGGCAACGTTTACAGTAGCAGGTGTTTCAAATAACAAAGGTACCGTCAAGGTACGTTTCTGCTCGGAGTTTGTTCTCCGGGTCAAGAATCTGCAAAAGCAGGGAGATACAGATATTAATCTTGTTGAACTCCCTAATCCTATGACCAAAGTGGAAGCCTGTAACTTTCTTCTTACCCGGGAAGAGTTTAAAGTATATGCTTCGGAAATTAATGAGATTCTGGGCAAAAAACAGTTGAAAGAAACTGTAAAAGCTCCTATAATCAAAGCTGTGAAGAAAGAAGTGGTTGATCAAGAAATTGAAGAACTCAAAGAACTGATCGCTGCTTAATCTTCGCTGGGAGGTCGACCGCCGCCTCCTAGCTTTTTTTATTGGCGGGGATTTGTTATTAAGGAAAATTATGTCGATTCAAACTAAAGTTCTCAAGACCCTGAAGTCTGGTAAGCAGTTCACCGCCGGTCAAATGGCTGGCATCTTCCGTACTACGGAAGGTACTGTTGCAGCTCGCGTCAGTGAACTTCGTGCACAAGGCTATTCGATCTATAGCAATACTGCTAAGAACGGAAAGACCGCATATCGTCTGGGTACGCCTTCGCGTGCTATGGTTGCTACTGCTTACGCAGCTCTTGGCAGCTCGGTATTCGCCTAATTAGGTCTAATCTGCTGACATAACTAAGGTTATAGGAAACAGCGCCGGATAAGTAACCGGCATTTTTTTGAAAGAATTTTATGCCTTTGTTCTTGGTAGAAACGGTTGTTCAATTCCGCAATCGATATATTATTGAATGCAAATCAGCTGAGCATGCTGAGGATACTGTAGTGTGTGACGAAGCTAAGGAATATTCTCAAAAATTTTTAGGTGAGAATATCATTGGTACGCGAGAAATTACAACTACTGGATTTACGCGTATGAATAAAGAATTATCTGAAACGACTATGTCTCTGGGTAAATTTCAAGAATCTGGGTCGCCATGGATGGGTGAGGATCAAATTACTCGAGTGGTTTACTAAATGAACGTATTAGCCCAGGTAATGAGACAACGAGTTCTCTTTGACGCTAGCAATAAAGAGCACGTTCAGGTTTACAGACGTTTTATTATAGATCGAAAATGGGGATCTGTAGGTTGTCCATATGAGCTAGAATGGCCATATCTAACGATTCCAGATATGATTAAAGATAAAATCATAATGCAGTATTTAGATATCTAAAAACTAACCCCCATCAGGGGGTTTTTTCTTGTATAAATATAACAATAACAAAAGGACAATAAAATGTCAGCAGCATCAGA